CGTGTCGAGCCTCACGAGCATCTTGACTGCCCGTGCTTCGAGGAGATCGAGGAGAAGAGCGATGAGTGACAAGCTGAACGGGTTCATCGTCGTGCTGGAAAAGCCCATGCGCGACGACGACGTGGACTGGCTACAGACGGTTCTTTGTGGCCTCAAGGGCGTGGCGGCTGTCGAGCTGCTAGTGGAGCAGCCGAACGACGCTGCTGTCGAAATCAGGGAGCGGATCAGATTCGCGGAGAGGCTGAACGCACTCGCGATGGAGGTGCTTGGTGGCTGACTGGAGTGAACGCGGCAGCGCTCTTCGCGAGCAGATGAGTTCGGGCGGCAGCACTGCTGTCCCTCGCTCCCCGCACGTCTCGCCCGACCCGCGTCAGGCGGCGTGGATCGAGGCGGCGCGGAAGCTGGGGATGTACCGCCCCCCCGCTGTGGCGGTAGAATGGAATACTTGACAGGCCGCAAGGCCGGAAAGGAACGACTATGGAAGCTCTCTTGTTGGTCATCGTGGCTGCCCTCACGGGCATCTTGACCCCGATCCTGGACGGGTTCTCCGGCTTCGCGGCCGGGATCGCGTCGCTGTTTGGAGGCTGACCATGCGGCGAAATTACATCGGCTTAGCCCTGTGCCTAATTCTGCCCGGCTGCCTTGCCGGCTGCACGACCAGTCAGCGCGGGAACGGCGAGTGGGGGTTCCGCATGGCGAACGAGTTCGTCATCCTCCAGCGCGTCAGCGACACAAATCCGAACGAGGTGGCGTCGCAGGACGTGGAAATCAAGCAGTACCTGCTCGACCTGATTCGAGAAATGAAGAGCGAGCCGGAAGCTGAGCCGCCCGACGCGCCCGCGAACGACGAGGATGTCTCGCCGTGATAGCTCGCCTGCCATGTGCAGGTGGAGTAACGGCGCGGTGCGTGCATGGCCTGACGAGGCGGAAAGCGTACCGCGCCAGCTAAATCTCATCCTCCTCCTACCCGGTAGCTGGCACCGGGGACACAAAAGCCAGCGACGACCAGGCCCGCCCGGCATCCCCCAGTCCCGACCCGCCGGGCGGGCCACCCTTTCGAGGCAAGACATGAGCGACAACGGAACGAAGGTCTATGGTGCCAGTGACGACCTGATCGAGTTCGACGGCGACGTTGGCGGTGAGGTGGGATGCTACAACACGGATGCGGATGATCATCCGGGCGTCATGGTCGTTTTCAGCGACGGGACGATCCTGATCGTGAAGTACGGCAAGGCCAAGATGGCGATTTGGCAGGTCACAGTCTTCAAGAGGGGAGAGCTTTTCGATCGAATCGAAGAGTGCTCAGACGAAGATGCCGACCCGTACAGCGACGTTGCGTTTTTCCGGCCCGGCCTGAAGTGGGCTTTTGCGGCGAAGGGGTGGGAGAAGGTTGAATGAGCGACAACGACTACATCGCGGTGCCGCGCGAACTGTGGGAGAAGATGAAGGTTGGGTATGGTTGGCTTCGCGATCAGTACGAGGAACGCATTTACCAAGGTCTGAGCCCACAGGATGTGCGAGACCTGTTCGCCTGCGAGCCGGTCGGCGCGAAGCACCTGCCTGCGCCCGCCGCGACAGAGGTGAGACAAGGTCCGTGGGCGGGTGGCTATGACGACTTTGTCCGCCTACCGGAGCCGCTGATATGATCGACAGCTACCGTCAGGCGTACCGCGTGATCGAACAGCGGTGCCAGGAGCTGGAAGAGGCACTGCTGCGGCTCGCGGAGGCGGCGCGGCCGCATCTTGCGGACGACATTCCGGCGTCAGCGAGCGAGCTTCGTGAAGCCGTGGCCGAGGCATTCAAGTTGCTGGGAGAAGAGGAGTGAGTATCGTGATGAGTAGAATCGCAATCGTGTCGCTCGTGGCGCTGGCCGGCTGCGTCCCGGCGGGCGCCGTCCGCGTGCAGGTCTTTGACGAGGCTGGCGCGCGGGCACTCGGGGACGAGATTGGCCAATCGACTGAGGCTGTCGGCGACAGGATCGTTTCCGCTTTCAATGAGCGGTTGCCGCACAGCCCCGCCGGAACCTCTGATGTGTGGGGTGCTGTCGGCGGCATTGCCGGCCTCTATATCGCTAACCAAGTTCGCAAGTGGCACCTGTCGAGGGGGAAGTCGTGAACCACGCGATCCAGATCACCGAAATCAACAGCCCGATGCACCGCCCGTTCCATCCGTCTGGGCATCCCGAGTCCCCTATCGACAAGGCGGTGGCGTGGATGTCGCGTCTCAATGCGGCTGCGCCGTATGCCCAGGTCTGCTTAGTCACAAACTGCAAGGCTATCAACGAGGGCGTGGTGCCGGCGCTGCTCGCGTTCCGCAATCTCTTCCCCGCTCTGGTGATCCACGCCGGGATCAAAATCAACGACGAGATTGGCAACGATCACTGGGCAGATCCGATTCAGTGGGCACGGATCGCGGTCGGCGTACGCAAGATGATCGACCATCTTGGCGGCAGTCAGTGGCTGCTGGTCGAGGCGGAGTCGGCCACGAACTCGACCAAGGTCGTCCCGGAAGCCAGCGACACCTACGTCGGAATGAAGTTTCTCCAGTCGATTTTGCCAGGAACCCGGATTGTCTGGTATCCGTTCGATATTACAGGTGATCGAATCGCGCTCGCGGAGCGGTCGCTATGTTGGCATAAGAAGTCGCGGCTTTTGCTCACGCAGTGGACCTCTGGCCCGGCCTTCGATCGCGCACGGGGTTGGGTGGTAGAGAAGGTCGAACACCTCCACCCGATTTTGTGGCCGATCCACGACGACCAGGTCGCCAGATTGCCGATGGACTTGGCCGGCGTTCACGGCTACGGCTTCGGCGGCAAGATAGCTTGGATGGAGCCGGGTGTTGATCGCGACGCGAGAGTCGCTGACGTGCTGGTCGAAATCGCGAAGGGGAGTAAATGAGAACCGTCGCTATTGTCACTGCCATACTCGCCGTGCTCATCGTCGTCGCGACTATTTCTGCTGATGTGATCCTCCGTCGCCGAGCATGGGAAGCGATCCTGCCGCCCGTCTGGGTTATGGGCCGGCCGGGCTATCTCCACGTCGTCACCACGCAGTCGATCGACGGCTCGGTCGGCTCGCGCGTCCGCGGCAAGGTCAACCCCATCATCGAGCAGCCGCCCGGCGACTCGACGTGGGCCTACACCCGCGGGCAGTCCGCCGACTGCTGGCCGCACGAGACGATGCGGATTTGGTGCTGGTACGCGCCGACGCGGAGCGGGTTTGAGTTTTTCACCGTGCGGACGGGGAGCGGTGATCATCTTGCCGACGTGGCCGTCGCGGTGGATGAGTGGGGCTACGGGCGGGGGATATTCTGCCGTGAGGGCGACGGCGACTACATCGCGACGTGGCGCGACTGCGAGTTCATCTGGCGTGAGCCGACCAACGAGCCGGTGAGGTGGACGGAGTGAGTGGGGGGGGAATGGTCCCGAGAATCGAGGGCTGACATGGGTCCAGGTGAATGGGTTGCGGTGGCTGGGATCGGGCTTACGGTCCTCACCATGCTCGTGAGCGGCATTTGGTTCATGGCGAGGACGGCCGCCTCAGTCAAACAAGCGGTTGATGAGGTCAAGGGGCTTCGCCACGAAATGAAAGAGCACGGCAGCGCGCTCAGAAATGAGCTGCAGCGCGAAACGCTGGCCGTGCGGAGCGAGATCGTTGGGCTGCGCGACACGCTACGGACGGTGTTCGAGCGACAGGATGGTCAGAGCGCCCGGCTCGGTCGAGTTGAGGGCGCTATCGGCCGCATCGCCGGCTGGTGCGATGGCAACGACACCGAGCCATGAAAATCTGCGTCAACCAAGACTGCGAGCGATACCGGCTCCAGGGCAGGAGACGCCGCTGCGCGGTGTGCCACCAGTACATGGGGCGGAAGCTCACCAATGACCAGGCCCAGTTCGTCAGCGACAATTTCGGGCTGGCCGTGGCCATGACTCAGCGGTATCGACGCTCGATTCCGTTCGACGATGCGCTGTCGGTCGCGTCGGAAGCCCTCATGCGCGCCGCGGTCAATTTCCAGCGTGATCGCGGATTCGCGTTTTCCACCTACGCAGGCAAGTCCATTCTGCTGTCCTTCCATCGCGAGCACCAAAAGCGGGTCGAGCGTCGCGAGATCTCGTGGGACTTCCAACGCCGGAAGCTGTACATGTTTACCCCCATGGACGAAGGCTCACTCGCGGCCGTCGATGAGGCTGACGAGGCGCCCAGCCAAGCAAGAAGGGCGGCCCAACTGTGGGCCACCCTCAACGAGCGGGAACGGGTCGTGCTTTCGGGCCGGCTGGGGCTGCACGGCCCGAAGCGGACGCTCAAGGCGATCGCGATCGAGCTTGGCCTCACGCAGGAGAGGGTGCGGCAGATTGCGTTGGCGGCGATGCGCCGGCTTCGGAAGGCTGCTCAGCCTGCATCTTAGCCCACTTCCGCTCGCACGTTTTGCATCGGTAGCAGGCTTCCGTGGCAACAGCCGGGAAGATTTTATGCCACGAAAATGACCGGCCACACAGCATCTTTGCGGAGTTACCCACTTCGCAGGTCAAAGGCCCGCGATGGACCTTTTGTTCGATCACTTGCCATAGTCTCGTTACGCTCAGTTTTCCGGCTGGCACTTGGCTTCCTCCTGCATCTTAGCCCACTTCGTTGCGCACTCTCTGCATGGTTTTCCGCGATCGTTGTCCATGGGCGTGATCCAAAACCGCTCGAAAACCCGGGCGCATAGCATCATGTAACGGTCGGACTTGATGGCTGTCGGGTTGTCCGGCCCGCCCCGATGCACCTTGCCGAGCGACTTCGCCTGCCAGTGCTGTTCTCCGTACTTCATTCGGCACCTCCATTCGCGAGCCTGAGCGCGTCTTCGGCACGATCGCGAAACACGTTGAGCCACATGGCCATTTGGTGCGGGCTGGGCCACGTTGAGTGATCGTCCCGGTCGAAAGTTGCCGGCACGTTAAGCAGGATGCCTTCCAGCACGTCCCGCATGGCGTCGTAGCTGTTCACGGCGCGGACTACGAACTCGCCGTCTCGGTCCATAAATCCGATCGTCTTGCCGTTTCTGTCTTCGATCCAGCCGCGGCTGACGTATGCCCACGGCCTCGGCGTCGCCTCACCTGTGAGCCAACCATTCGATAGGCAGGATGCGCTGCATACGCCGCACTTCCACACATTCGGATGTACTTGTACCCAGTCGTGTATACATTCAGGCATCGGCTACCTCCTCCACGCTCGTGACCTTGATCGGATACGCGGACAGCAGCATCGCAATGCGCCGAGCTTGTGCGTGCGATTTCGCCATCACGTCCATTTGGAAGCCGAAATCCTCCTTGACGGTGTATCGCACGCGGTAGAGCTTCATCGGCCCGGGCCGTTCGACCCGCGCGGCCTCCATCGCGTCGATGATTTCTTCGGCTGTGCTCATTCCCCACCCCCTTCCGCCAGCGCTATCGCGTCCTGCACCATGTGCCATCCTCGTGGGCCGACAATCACCGCGCCATTCCACAAGGTTCCCATCGCGGTCAGCGACTTGCACGCCGCGAGCAGGGCGTCACGCTGGGCGCCGAGCCGCTTGCATTCGAGCAGGGCGTCATGGCAGAGTGACCCGTAGGCCACCAGGCACGTGTGGATACGGGCGTCGTCTGCCAGTATCTCGTCGATCAATCTCGTTTCGCTGTTGCTCATTCCCCCGCCTCCCTCTCGTGGGCCTCGACAGCCTGAGTCAGGATGCGGCGGACCAATGCCGCGAGCGGCCGATCCTCTTCGTCCGCCCATAGCTGGAGCCGCTCGCGCAGCTCCGCCGGCACGCCAGACACGTTCATCTGTAGTCGTTCCATTTCCATCCTCACTTTCCCAAGCAGTCGGCGCAGAGGCCGTCCGCCACAACTTCGGTTGAGCCGCATTCACGGCAGGTTGATTCGTTCTCGCTCATCGTCACAACTCCCCGGCGTAACTGCCGAGCCGAAACCGTCCGCGCTGCGCCCGTACAGCGCGGCCGGACGCGGCTAGACTCGCATCGTTGGCGATGATCCGCCGTTGCCACTGAAAACCCAGACCATACCGTCGCGGGCATGGCCGCCGACAACGACCCCGTGCCAATCCATCTTCTCACATAGCGCCTTACATGCGGCCGCGTGATTCTCTACACTGCTGTCGGCGCTGCGGTGGGGGTAGGTAATCCGGTTGCCGTCACCATCGCTCGCGATGATCCGGCTCCTGCGCGTGCCCGTCGGTCCCTTGTACGTTGTCGCAATCGCTTTCATCGTCGTATCTCCTCACTGGCCACAATCGGCCGGTTATGCGGTCGCCTTGGCAATCGCGGCGCGGGCGGACGCGGCTAGGAATCGTGCTGGTTGGTATACCAGTGGGCTACCTCTTCAACCGCGAACCACGCCAGCAGGTTCGCGAACGTGTCGGCATCCTCGATCATGTCAACCCGGTTAAAGGTGGCGATGAGCGCGGCCGGGTTCGGTAGGCCCATGTCGTTGGCCATTTCGTGGAGTAGGCTCCAGATAGCCTCTTTGTTCTCTTCGTAGAACGCCACGCAGTCTGACGTGTAGGTGAATCCGGGCCAGCCCGTGTCGGCGCCGTGGCCGCTGATGTCGCGCAACGACTCGGCAAGCTCGCTCTTCGTCCTGCATCTGAGTTGCTTCTTGATCGGTCCGAGTAGTCTCTGCTGGATCGTCTTTGTCTTTGTCATCGTCGTATCTCCTCACTGGCCACAATCGGCCACTGCCGCGCCCCGCCTGGCGACGGGGCAACGCACCCGCGCGCGGCTAGTCGTCCTCGCTGGCCCACTCCTCAACTTCACAAGCCGCGTCCTCGTCGTTCACTGCTGCCCACGCGACCTGACGCGCCTCGGCGTCGCCGAGTCCACGCTTCACGGCGTCTGCGTAGTTCGATTCGTAGATGATCGTGTCTCGCTTCGTCATGGCATTCTCCCCCGCGGCATTGCGGGCCGGTCGGCGCGGAATGTCAGGCGTTATCGCCACATCAGAGGGTGGTGATTCGAAGTCCATCGGCGAAAACCCACTCGCCCGCGGCCGGGTGCTGCAATCGGCCGTCGTCGATTGCGTGCAACATGTTGCACGCCTCGCGGACCAAGGCGTTCTGAGGCGCACCGCCGAATTCCCGAATGATCAATTCCAGTGCGTCGGCGAGGTTTTCTCTTCGTCGCGACTCAGTGGCCTGGCGGCGCTGGAGATCACGCTCCTCTCGATCCCGGAGTCGCCTCAGCGATACGGTCTGTCTGTTGATCGAAGCGTTCGCATCATTCATCGTCATTCTCCCCCCGCGAGATTGCGGGCCGCTTGCGTCGCCCCATGCGACGGCACAGCCGCTAGCGCTCGCCCCGCAACGAGCGCCGCGCGGGCGGGCCGTCAGGCGACGTCACTGTCGTCGTCGCCGCTGAATAAGCCGCAGTCCATTGCGTCCGAGGCGCAGCGATCACAAAACGCCGTCCCGGTCGAATCGTCCATGTCAACCCGGAATAGCGTTGTGACGGACTGGTGATTGCAATTGCCGCCGCAAGCGCACTCGCGGTCGGCGCACTCGCACTTAGGCGCAGGCGTGCCATCAGCGACATTGTGCAGGCAATGCTGACAGATAACGTCCGACCAGTCGCGCCGATTCTTGGGGGTGAACTCGCTGCAATAGCCGCATACCAGCGCGCCCTCCTCCGTGCAGTGTTCGGCTTCGACCGCCTCAATCCAGTCGCCCCACGTCCCGATGTAGGGTTCGCTGTCGGCCTCCTGGCAAACTGTGGCCGCGTAGGTGTCGCCGAGGTTGACATACTGGAGCGTGCGGTCGGATCGCTCCACGGATTCAATGCCGTATCCGCCTGCCAGCGTATTCGCTGCTTCCCAGTCGCCACGGCGTGCAGCGTCAAGAGCTTGTTCGAGCGTTGTCTCGGTTGCATTCATCGTCATCACTCCGTCATGGTTTCGATTCCGCGGCCGACCACGCCGACCGCCATGATCACTCTATCACCAATAACGTCGTAAGGCGACGTAGGGTTGCACAAAATGTCGAAAATACTAGGTTATCGGTCCCGCTGTGACAAGATACGACAAGTCGTTCGGGTTGTGGTCGGTGAGGCGGCGGTTGTGACGATGAACTATCCGGGAACGCCGGACAGTTGCCGATGCGGGGGGCAGGATTACAATGCCGACATGCGACCAGCGCCAAACGTCAACGCGACCAATAGAGCAGCCCGCAAGCTCCTGGGCAAGGCATGGGACAAGCTCAGCGAAGAGCAGCAGACATGGCATGAGGGCTGGGCGTGGCACTGCGCCCAGCAACCGACAACCGCGGCCGCCTGGGCCATGATGGATGAGTCGACACCGTTCCGCCGCCTGCCCCACCCACGCCAAGTCGAGCTAGTCCGGCAACACGCACGCATCGCCAAGTTACTAGGCTTATAGTAGCAGTTTTCAGCCGTGACTGAAACAACTAGCGCAAGCTACGACAAGCGTCAAACCCCCACACGACAACGCCAGACGGGGCGATTTGACAGGAAGTATCGGCGCACTTACAATCCGGGATACCACACTACGGCGAGCCACCGCGCGGCTCGGCTGTCTGCGGATACGCAGAGTTCTTCTCTTCCACCAGCGCAGACATGCACACACACAGCGACAAGCACACGCAATCACCAGGCAGGCAAGCAGGCAGTGTACAGGGCCACGGTACGCAGGGTGTACCATGTAATAGGCATGACAGGCCAGTCAAGTAGCAGGGTATGGGCACAACACACCAAGCAAGGGGCGTGTACAGTGGCAGGGTATAATCTACAGCGTCACCGTAATCGAGCGCTCGCGCGTACCTCGCGCCCTGGAGGATAGACAGCCTTGTGTGAGGTGTACGCCTGCCGTCCGATAAAGAGCATTATGGCGTATCACACGCTGTAGCAAGGGTTTAGGAGTCCCATCATACAGGATTTTACCCACGCCCCCCAGGGGTGTCGCGCTTCGGAGTCCCGATGTACACTCCCTTTGACGTAGGCTGGTTTTCGGTTTGGAGGTGCTTGTGTTTGACGCTCATGCGGCTCGTGCGAAGTTTCTGGCTTGCCTTCGTTCTCATGCTGGGGTGGTGGTTGAGGAGGATGGCTGCTTGTGGGACTTGATTCAGGTGACGGTTGGCGAGGGGCGAGGTTCCATCACTGAGATTGTTTCGCCGGCTGATTGGCTGGTTATTGATGATGTTGAGGGTTTCGCGGACCGGCTGGTCGGGTATTTGCGGCAGTGCGTGGCTTGTCCTGCTTGGGCGGTGTGAGGTGATCATGGCTGCTTGGTCTTTGGATGCGTCGATTGCTGAGCATCTTGCTCGTCAGCAGTCGGACTTCATGGCGTCTGCGGCTGGGAATTACGACATGCTGAGGGGTCTGGGTGGGCTGGGCGTTATCCAGCTTCGGTGTCTGGATGGGGCTGTTCGGTGGTTCTCGCGGTCTGATCTGGAGCGGATGTGCTCGCGGATTGCCGAGAAGAGGAATGCGGTGGTTGGCAGGTCCAAGCTCCCTGACGATGTGCTTCTTTTCCGCGGCCGTCCGATAGCTGGGGCGAGTACGGAGGCGCTTGGGCGGTATCTGGAGGGTCTGGGGATTCCGTGGCCGCAGGCTGTGGAGGTTCCGGTGACGGACGGGTCGAAGCGGACGGATTACAAGCTGACGTGGGTTCACGCTGACCCTGAGCGGCCTGCACCTGCCTGGCAGCGGGACTCATGCACGGCAGCGGTCAAGGATTTCTTGACCACTCAACCGCCCGCCTCTGTCGAGGTCAGCTACACGGGCTGGTTCCATCGTCTTCGGGAGCGGTGGCGTGTGTGGCGGAGTCGTCGGGCGATGCGTCGGTTTGTACGGGTGGAGCGTTCAGTATGACGGCTGAGGTGTTCGACAAGCTGGTTCACGACTTGCAGGCTCGCGAGCTTGAGATTCTGCGGGTGAAGGGGGCGGCTTACTCGGGTGCCGACCCTGACCGGCTGGATGCGTTTCGCGTGATTGCCGATCTTCGCAACTACGCGGCTCTGGCTCTGGCGTTGCACGAGGACGGGGGGGTGGGCTGATGGCTCTCTGTCGCCAAATTGGCGACATTGTGGCGCAGGAGCTTGGGTTTTCCAATGATGCTGAGTTGCTTCGGTACTTGAAGCGTCGCCGTCGTGCCCGTGTCGAATATCACCGTTGCCTGCGTCGGAGTCGGCTGCTGATGTCTGCTTCCGAGAAGTTGGCGGCGGATGCGGCGGAGCGGGCGGCGCGGGATCGGTACGACATGATCTTGTACGGAGAGGCTTGAGTGAGCGTCTACTACTACCTCGCGTGCGACCAGTGCCGGGAGCGGCTGCCGTTCTGGGGGCGTGGCATAGGGGGGGTTGGACTGCTGAGGCCGGCGAGCGATGATGCGGACGCGGCTCAGGAGTTCATCGACGATCACGAGGAGCATAGCCTTCGTTTCGTCCGCGAGCAGCGTCCGGGTCTGGATGAGTATTCGTGTCCGTTTGAGGACCAATGACGGAGAGGCTGGGTAAACGAGGCTCCGACTCGTTCCTGACGGTTTCGGCTATCTCCGGGGCCGCCGCGGGGAAACGGCCTGTGGATGGGTGGCAATACGCTCGGAATCGCCACCCGCTCAAGCCGGGCTACCCCATGTGCTGTTGCGACAGCTTGTGGGGCGTCCCGGCTCCACCGAGCACTTTTTGGAAGGATTCCGATGGACCTTGAGTCTAAGCAGCAGCACGAGGTCCGGCTCGTTGAATACCTTTACGAGGCTGCTTGCCTGTCTCCGCGGCTTTGTTGCCTGGGGATGCAGTTTTCCGTGTCTGACCCTGTTGTTGTCTGGAGCCACCCGATTGTCGATGGCATGAGTTGTCGGGCGGGCGAGATTGAGATCGTCGAATTGATGCGGCTGTCTGGCTGTGACGTGATTCTTCGTCTGTGCGAGGCAGTCTACGGGGATTCCGATGGTTGAGCGTGTTGCGAAGGCGTTGTTCAAGAGTCGGTCCACGCTGGGCATTCCGTGGTCGGACCTGGCGCCTGGGCTGCAGAAGGTTTGGCTGGCGTACGCGACGGCTCTCTTGGATGGCCCGACGCCGGAGGGTGCATGGCAGCGGTTCACTCGGTCTTCCGCGCGGGGGCTGTCGCCCGAGCGGCTGGACGAGGTGCGGTTCGACCACCGGGTTGCGAAGGACTTCCTGGCCCCGGCGACGCACAAGGCGATGAAGGGGTAGTCTATGCTGCTGACTGAAGCGCGAGAGTTGGTGAAGTTCGAGCGGCTGGACGTTCATCCGACACGGCCGGATTTCGCTTCGATTATGGGCAAGGCGTGGACGACTGCCGGCAAGGCCCTTTGTGGCGAGTGGTTCTTTTCCCGGGAAGAGCTTGCCATGAGCAATCTTGATCGCGAGACCCGCTTTCGCGACGCTGAGAATGCGATCCTGCTCGGAATGTTGGAGCAGTGCCGCGTTGCCGGCGTGAAGCTGTGCAAGATGCCGGTGGAGGCGGTGAAGGCATGACTGACGTCCTGAGCGACGTTGCGTTGACTGACCAGCAGCGAGATGCTTTCACTCGCATTTCAAGCAATCCGGACGATCTTCGCGATCCGTGGGGAGTAATGAATGATCGCTGGTCGGTGCGGTATGTCCACGTCCGACAAGGAAAGCGAGAGCGGATCGTCGGATGGCAGTTCCGCGGCATCCGTGTTGAGGGCAGGTACGGGTGGGTTGATGTTGATGATGGGTCGTACTGCTTCGATCCGCGTGAACGTCTCGACGTTGTTTGGCGTGATGGAGGGTTTGGCTATGACTCTTGGGTTCCTGAGCGACGTTGACCCCGGCGACGAGAACGACGGCAAAGAACTGGAGGATGCTGGTGCAACTCAGGGATAAATCGACAGTGAAGGCCTCGCCAGAGAAGCGCGTTCGCAGTGCGACCATGAGCCGCATCTGGAAAACGCTGACGCCGGCCCAGAAGGCGTTCTGGGGAGACAAGCGATGCCAGTACGACACCGGGGAGGCTGGATCATACTTGTGCATCATCGACGCCTTGATCAGTTACAAGGCTCCCGTCGAAGGTATCGACGGCAATATCCCTTTCATGCCGTGCAGTCTTACTCAGTCGATTGTGTGGGTCGGAGCGAATCTCGGCTCTTCCAAGGTTGATATGGACTCATGTCCAGGCAGTACGGCGGTGGCGATGTACAGGTGGGCACTGAACAACCCGGACGCATTCTGGCAGAAATACTTTATGACCTTCCACAAGGTGGACGTGGCACTCAGTAAGGGCGGGGCGGCCAAGGACATCGAGGATGAGGACAAGGCTCTTGAGTCATTGATTGATCGTGCCCGGTCCCGCGGAGCCGATGATGCACAAACTGACGGCTGATATGGTGCCTGTTGATCGGGATGGAAATCTCGATTGGCGCCGCTGGATAACAAAAGAGGCGATCGCTCACGCATCCTCCGAGCGGCAGATCATCGCCGCCTGTCGCGCCGACCCCGTTTTCTTCATCAACTCGTTCGTGTGGACGAAAGACCCCCGCATCGTATCATCTACCGTCCGTCCGATGATTCTCTGGGAGCGACAGGTCGATCTTGTTCGTGAGTTGACCCGTTCGATCGAGGATCAGTACAGCATCCATTTCGGCAAAAGCCGCGACCAAGGGGCAAGTTGTGTCTGCATGTACTTGCTGGACTGGCGTGGCAGGTTTTTCGACGAGCAGGAGCTTGGCGCCGTCTCCCGGAAGCAGACCTACGTCGATTCGGGTCGCAACTGGAAAGCCCTGTTCACGAAGGTTGACCTGTTGCAGGACAAGCTGCCCTCCTTCCTGGGCCGCATTCGATCTGACCGGGTGTTGAACCGGGTAGCCTACACAACAGGTTCGACCATCTCGGGCGAGACGACTACGGGCGACGCCTTCACGGGCGACCGCAGGACCGTGATCCTGGTGGATGAGCACGCCAGGTTCGACTTCCGACAGGGCTACCAGATTCTCGACAGCGTCCAGCACGCCGCTGAGTGTGTCTGGTACGTCAGCACTCCGCAGGGCGTTGGGAACGCCTTCTTTGCGGTGAGGGAGACGATTCCGCGCCGGATCGAGCTTCACTGGTCGAAAGACCCGCGCCGCAACCGCGGCCTCTACCGGATCGTGAATTGGAAGATCGTCTACGAGGACGAGCACGTTTACGGCCGAATGTCGCCAGAAGAAGAGGAATCCCGTGCGGCTATCTGGGATGTGCTGGCGAAACGCGGGTTCACGGTCGAGGGGAAGCTGCGGAGCGTCTGGTACGACCGGAAGTGTGCTGAGGCTCCGAATCCGCAGTCGATCGACTCCGAGTTGGACATCATCTACCACGGGTCCGGCTCCCCCTACTTCAACGAGCACGACCTGGAGCGGCTCAAGGTTTTTTGCCGCACCCCCGAGCGGTTCGATCTCCAATTCGACCCGTATTCGAGACAGCGTCCGACCCTGGTTCCGAAGGCGAACGGGCGTCTGCTGCTGTGGTGTCCCCTCAACAATGGCGTGCCGATGGTCGGGCGTGTCGCCATCGCTGCCGACATCGGTCAGGGGGTCGGCGCATCTAACTCGATCGCTGCCGTGATCGACGAGACGGGCCGCAAAGTGGCCCAGATCGTCGCTGCCGACCTTGCGGCAACCGAATTCGCTGAGTGGTGTTGGGCGCTCGGGTTCCTTTTCGGTCGGTCTGACTCGCGGGGCAAAGTGGTCGAACCGGCCGCTCTCAACTGGGAGTCCGGCGGACCGGGGGGAGCGTTCGGAAAGCGGATCATCAAGAACGGGTACGACAGCGTCTACATGCGATCCCGCGAGGGCCGGGTTGACGCTCCGGCGACGATGGTGGCCGGGTGGGACAAGAAGGACGCCCCGTTCATGGAGGCGATGACCGAATGGTCTTCGGCCCTGATCCGGGGGGAGTATCAGGAATCCGACCAGGAGACGTTGCGGGAATGCCGTTTTTACCGCTATGATTCTTCCGGGAAGCTGGAGTGGTCGCCGGAGGGCGGCGTAATTGACCCGTCCGGGGCCGGCGACAACCACGCTGACCGGGTGATTGCGACAATGCTCTGCTGGAAGACGGCGATGGAGAAGCTGGGTATTGGCGCTCGGAAAACCGAACCCCGCGACGGCAAGCCGACTGAGATTTTGCCCAACAGCCTTGCCGGCCTGATTATGGCTGAGAACGAGAGGAATTGTGCTGGCGAGCGATGGAGTTGGCGTCGCCGCCGTCTGCGCGACCCCCTGATGGATATGATCCGATGAGCGAAGACAACGGAAACGGCGTCCCAAAGGTGGAGTTTGGTCCGCCGATCGCAATGGCCATGATCAGGGCGATCGTTCCGGTTCCGGACGGCTGCCTGGTACACCTGATGGACGGGCGGGCGTTGATGATTCCTGGCGCTCTTTGCGTATCGGTTGGCAAGGAGCCGGCCAGCCCCATAGTCCAGCCGAACAAGCGGCTGGCTTTTCCTGGGAAGTAGTATGGCGACCAAGCGATACAAGGCGTTCGACAGGCTGGTCGGGGCTCAACCGGCCGGCGCGAAATACTGCATGATCAAGACAGACGGCGTTCATTCGCTCCAGTCCGCCAGGATCAAGTTCGGTAACATCGTCGGCACCGGAACCCTGACCGTCACGCTCAAGAGCGGTGACCACAAGGACAACTCCAGTGGTCGCGTGGTCGGAACTGCCCTGACGAACAGCGACCTGCTGCCGAGCGGGCTGGATGTGACCAGCCAGATCAACGAGTACGAGTTCACGCTGGACGCAGGCGACACGGCCACCGCGCCGGCCGGCCGCTACTACTGGGTCGAACTGAACGGCGACAATGCTGCCGACCGGCTAGATGAGCCGCTGCTGGAAATTACGGTGAACGAATGACGAGTATCGCACTGCTTTTGATCGGGTTCCTGTTTCCGTCCGGAGACTACTGCTGGAGTTACCACACCGACGGCGAGTGTGCTGCCGGGCAGGAGCGGTTGGTCATCGAGGTTGCCAACGGCGAGCCGGACAACCTGTACCTGTTCACGGTGCATATCGGCGGGCCGTGGATCATCGGAGTGGTGGTGAACACGGACGGCAACGGCGACGGCGCGACGACGTTCTGTCGCCAGTATTGGGGCGACTATCGCGCCGACCCGCCGTACGGGCTGGCGTCGCACACCCGCGAAGATGACGAGTCGATCTACTGGTGCGAGTAGCATGGCGATCGCTAGGAACCTGTTTGCAGTCAGCACGGCGGGGACAAGCACCCTGACGATCAGCCCGTCGTTCATCGGATCGCCGGTGATTCGCGGCTGCCTCGTGTTCGTTGTGCAAGAGGGGGCGACCGACGAGGTTTCTTCGGTCGTTCGCGACTCGGTCAGCTTTGCTCGCATCAGTTCTACCCGCATGTCGAAGGCGACGGGCGAGGCGTGTTCAGTCTACGCCTACTTCGACGCGACCGCCGGCCTATCTGGCGACATTACCGTCAGCGTCAGTGGTGCCAGCAACAAGGTGGCGGGGGCGCACTTCTTCACGGCCAACACTCCGGTGGTGGTTCGCGATGAAGACCGGTCGGTCAACGGCGACTCGGTCGAGAATCCGAGCGGAACGGTGGATCCGGGCGGCCTGACCAGCTTCGTCGCCCTGGCCGGCTTCACCGGACTCAACAACATGAGTAACATCGCCCCGCTGACCGGATGGACGTCCGACCACGAGGAAGACTTCGGCGCCGACGGGGCCGTATTCTACAGCTACGATACGGTCGGCAAGGTTCCTGTGACGTTTGGCTGGACGGCAGGCGCGGATGACGCCGTGATCTGGGCAGTGGCCGTGGCCGAGCAGGTCGATCTCCAGTCAGAAACAACGGACTGCTTGACCGCGGCCGCTCGGAAGCTGTCCGGCGTCAAAACCGAACGGGAAGAGGCCCAACACTGCCTTGCGAAGGCGGTGGCGACAGAAATTGCCGCCCTGGGCCATGCTTTCGGGAATACCGCGACCGACTCCTTGTATGAGGAGGCCCAGGAAGCCCTTGACAGAGCGAAGCGGGGGGAGCAGGGTATAATCACAGAGAAGTCCGTCCCGGCCGTGGAACGTGTCCGGGCAGTCTGTTACGAGATCGCCAAGCTGGCGGCGAATATCTGATGGCTGACGAACTGACAATCAGCGGCTCGATTCGCGCCAAGAAGGGCGAAACCGACGTGGAGTTCGGGGTTTTCGGCCAGTCGATCGACTGGACCGGGACGAACTTCATCAAGAACCGGCAGGTTGTCGGAACGACTGTCGAGGCGGTTTTGCTGGGCGATGTCGCCCTCAGTTCGCGGGCCTGGTTTTTCGCCAAGAACCACAGCGCGACGGACGGAAATTACGTCACGCTGCGGAATGCGTCGGCGGCGACGGGAGACTTCGCCCAGCTTGGTCCGGGCGAGACATGCGGCCCGATCCCGCTGAAACTGGACGCCAGCACGGCACTGTACGCGATCGCGACCAGCGCGGCCGCGGATTTGGAGTATCTTCTCGTGGAGTATTGACCGACCCTGAGTCGGATGCGTAGGCCAAAAGAATAGGGCGACAGGGACTTAAGCTCCCCCTGAGCGCCTGTTTCGCACCGCCCAAACAGGGGGCGTCTGCGTGGGAAACCGCGTGGACGCCCCCTTTTCTTTTGGTCTGGAGGTAAGCAATGGCGTCGTCACAACCCCAACTCAGCACAGGCAGCAAGCTCGGCGGGTTCAAGAACCCGGACGTGACCACGACGCCCGACATCAACGTCAGGGTCGGGCCGTGCGAGGTTCGCTCGCTCGACCTCATCGAGGGTGATGCCGAGACGGTCTACTACAAGCTCTACGACAACACGGGCGGAGACGGACTCAGTGAAGACCCCCTTGCAGTCGGGACGACACCACCCAGCCACGGCTTTCTGGCCAAGGCCAGTGGCACTGTGTCTTACGAGTTCTACCCGCCGTTGAGGTTTGCTTACGGGCTGAGCGTGGTCGGCTCCACTGAGGATGGCAATGCGGTAACGACCAGTCCGGCCGACCTGTCGGCCGACTTGGCAACGGTCCCGTAGGAGCAAGTCATGGCATTGTACGAACGAACACTTGCAGGCGACTACGCAACGACCGAGTTCGGCGACGACGATCTTGACGCGACAGTGGAACAGGCCGGTAGCGGCGCAAAGACCCTGCACCACGTTTACGTCGATTGCCGGGAGAACACGAGCGAAGACGTAACGATTCGATTCTGGAATACGGCAGCAGGAAGTGTCACCAACGGATCGACGGACGCCGTGCTCTGGTTCCGATGCCCCAAGGGGATCGAGCAGAACATCAAGATCAAGTTCGGCGGAATTGCGTTTGGAACCGCGCTCAGTTGCGCGGCCGTGAAGAACGTCGGCGGCACGGGCGGTAGCGACAGCCCGTCCGGAACCGTGAAGGTCAAACTCAAGGCAAGCTGATGCCAGGCTTCGACCCGGAAAACAAAGATCAGATGGAGCGGCTGCGGAGGGCGGTCCACTGGTCGGTATTGTCGCTGGCGACTGCTCGCAATCAGTACAAGGACAACACGCGCCTGTACGCCGGCGGCAACTGGGGAACCAATCGAGGCCCGACCGAGCACTCCCCTGTTCCACTGGTCGAGATGTACGTCGATACCGTGTCGCGCTACATGGGGTACGACCCGTCTGCCTTTGTGACGGCAAAGCCGATGGAGCTTCGCGACCAGGCGGTGAAGTTTCAGATGGCGCTGGACAAGAACGCACGGGAGCTTGAACTGGGTCGCGTCGGCCGCGAGGCCGTCAAGTCGGCCATGCTTGCCGGCATGGGCGTAACGATGGTCGGCCTGAATCTGGCTGGAAGCACAGAGCTTCACGGCCGGACGTTCTTTCAGGACGAGCCGTTCGCCACGCCAATCTCGTTCAGCACGTGGTTTCACGACATGTCGGCCCCGGACCTGTCTTGCCTTGAGTACGAGGGGAACCAGTTTCGCGTACCGCTTGATCAGTTGCTCGACTACAAGCTGGCCACGAAGGGCTTGCAGGACAAGTTGCAGGCGTCGGGCCGTTCGTACAAGACGCTTTCCGGTGATGATGACGTGGCCGCTATGGCGCACGAGCCGTCCGATTCGGACGTGGAGATTTACGACCACATCGACCTGCTGAACATCTACTTGCCGATGAGCAACCTGCTGCTGGTGGTTCCGGCAGATGGTCCATTCGAGGCGGTCCGCATCATCGAATGGGATGGTCCGCATCATGGCCCGTTCCACAAGCTGTGGTTTGAGTTGATCCCAGGATCGTCGGTTCCGCATTCTCCTATCGCCAGCGTCAAAGACCTTCACGTCATCGCCAATGACAGCTACGAGAAGCTGACGAATCAGTTCATGGAGGAGAAGACTGTCCTTGGGTACAGCGGGGTTGCCGCGGAAGACGCCGAGCGTTTGGTTCGCGCGTCCGACATGGACAAGATCAAGCTCAACCATCCGCAAGGATTGAACATCTTCAAGTTCAGCGGCATGGACGCGAACGGGCAGGCTTTCTTCCTGAACACGAAGCAGTTGTTTGACTGGGCGGCCGGGAACCTGAGTTCGCTGGCTGGACTTGGTCCGCAGGCGGACACCGCGAGACAGGAAGACCTTATCAGCCAGACTAGCAGCCGCAAGGTGAAGGCCATGCAGGAGGACTTCATGGCTTACATGCGCGGCATTCTCCGCCACCTTGCCTGGTACGAGTGGACCGATCCTATTCGCAAACGGATGCTGACCAGGCGCATTCCCGGCACGAGTGTCGAGATTCAGACCGAGTGGTCTGCCGAAACCCGGCGCGGGAACTTTCTCGACTTCGATATCGACATCGAGGCGTACAAGAGCCGCCACCAGTCGCCATCCGAGAAGGCGATGCAACTGAACCAGTTCGTCCAGGGAGTGCTCATGCCGTCATTGCAGTTCATGCAGGCGGCCGGAGTCGGCATTGACTGGGTTGACATGCTGAAAACGCTGGCCCGCTACCAGGGGCTTTCTGAGGTCGAGAACTGGTTCATCGAGGGCATTGCTGGTGCGGACCAGTATGGCAGCAATCCGATGCCGACCATGTCTCCGAACACGAAGCGGACGTACGAAAGAATCAACCGGCCCGGCATGACGAACCAGGGCCATGATCAGGCCATGTCGCTTGCGTTGATGGGGGCGGCACAGCCGGCGCAGACGAAGTCGATCGGAAGGGCGGCAGGATGAAAGGTAAGATCGTCTATCGCGTAGATGGAACAAAAGAATACCAGTTGGACGGCAAGGCCGTCAGTAAGCGGGCCTTCGATCGGGCTATTCCGACCAAGCTCAACGACGAACCTCCGAGGTTTCATATTGCCGGATCGAACCTGTCTTGGCCGCGTCGTGATCCGTGGCTCGGCATCGTCCCTCATGCGAAGGACATTGAGAAAGCCGAGTCGCACGCGGCCAGCCGCGGAGTTCCGACTCAGTACGACCGGAAGACTGGCGATGCTATCATTACGTCGTGGGCGCACGAACAGAAGTTCCTCAAGCTGCACGAGGCTGAGGTCAGCGGAAAGCTGGGCAGGTAAATGATGAACCTGATGGACATGTTGAAGCGGGTCGGCCCGATGATGGGCCAGGGTGGTATGCAGCCCGGCCAGCCCGGCGGCAAGACGAGTACGGACGACATTCGCCGGCGGATGATGCTGGCGAGGATGAAGTCCGCCCAGGGGATGCAGCCGGGAATGGGGGGTCCGCGACAAGCGGCTCCGGGAGGCCAGGGCGCGCCGGGGCAAATGACGAATCTTCTCAAGATGCTTAGCGCAAGAATGGGAGCAGGCCGATGAGCGACGAAAACGTGCAGCCGATCGAACAGGATGATCTTCGGTTTGAGGCCACAACGCCGGATGAGCCGCAGTCGAAGCCGGACACCAGTTCCGAGTCCGAACCGGAAGCGTCTGACGACGTGTGGACTCCGGAGGTGCTCGAAATAGCGTCCGACCTTGGCCTGACCGAGAAGCAGGCCCGCAAGTTCGGAACGCCGGAAGCGCTTGCGCACCACATCGACCTCACCACGCGCCGTGAACGCGAAGGGCGCCGTGAGCCACAGCCGCGTCGTGAACCAGGGCAGCAGGCGGAAAAGAAGAAAGAGGAGCCGGACGAGGAGCCGTTCCCGGAACTCGCCGAACTGAGCGGCGAGGACTACGACGAGGCGATCAAGGCATTTACCGGCAAATCGAAGGCCGCCATCGAGCGGCTCGCGAAGGACAACAAAGAACTCAAGCAGGCGGTCAAATACCTGGCGTCACGTGCCCAGGAGGCCACCGAAGAGCAATATCTCCGTCAGTTCGACGAGGCCATTTCCGGACTTGACGATGATCGCAAGGCCAAGTTGGGGGAGGGGCTTTTCAGCTCCGACCATGAAAGCGCGGAGTTCCGTCGGATCACCAAGATTCACGAGGAAATCCAACTCATTCAGGACGTGTACCAGAGACGCAACGGCCACAAGATGCCCTTCAAGAGGGCGTTCTCCAGGGCTGTTACGGAAGTGCTGGGCGAGGCGAAGAAGAAGGAAGTTGATCCGCCGCGATCTGGAAGAGTTGAACAGACCGTGATCAAGCCGAACGGACGTGCCGTGCAAAAGAAGAACCTGTCTCCGGACGAGGCCGCCTTTAGCAGGGTTGACGCCTTCTTCCGGGACAACGAGTTCGGCGCTAACGGCGTCGGCTCCATTCTGTAACGGAGATAGCCAATGGCAATCATCACTCCTGCGAGTATTGCCGATCTCGTGACCGGAACCTTGCAGGATTATCAGAAGGATCTCTTCGAGCAGTTGCTGGCGTCGTTTCAGGATTACGTCGTCGTCAAGCACTGGTTCAAGAGCAAGGATCGGATCATCGTCAAGTCCGGCCGGAAGATCGACTACAACGTCGCCGTGACCCCTGCGGACGTGGCGGAGTTCGTCGGTCTTTTCGCGGATGACAACACTGACGCCTACGACCACCTCCAGACGATCACTGTGCCGTGGACTTTCGCCCGTACCGGGTGGATTTACGACTACAGCGAGGCGTTGATGAACCGTGGTCGTGCGCTCATTACGGAGATCGTGAAGCCGCGCGAGCAGAACGCAATCATTTCGATGGCGAACCTGCTGGAGAACGCGGCCGCCAGTGTTCCGACCACAGACGAGACGCATAAGCCGTACGGGCTTCCGTACTGGCTGCCGTGGAACGCCACGGACGGCTTCAATGGTGGCGCCCCGGACGGCCACACCACGGTCGGCGGAATGACGCCTGGGACGAACACGAAGAACTACACACTCACCTACACCACGGTGAACTACCCCGACCTGTTCAAGAAGCTCTCTCGCGGGTTCCTGCTGACCAAGTGGCACAGCCCCGTGAGCGACATGAACGAGTGGCGGGGCGAGAAGGGCAACCGCTATATGGTGTACGGCAACGCCGACTTTGTGGTCGAAGCCGAAGACCAGGCCCGCCAGCAGACGACGTACAACTCGCCTGCCGGGAAAGACCTGCTTCCGGTTCGCTACATCGACGACATGCCGACGATCCGGAAGTTCAAGATTCAGCACTGGCCTGTGCTCGACAGCAACACGGCCGACCCGATCTACTGCGTTGACCACAACACATTCTTCCCCGTGGTCATGGAAGGCAACTTCATGCGTACGATCGGACCGGACCGGAAGGTCGGCAACCAGTCTGACGTGTTCCAGGTCATCAAGGTGGTGGCCTTCAACTTCATCTGCATCAACAAGCGCGCGAACATCGTTGCGGCGAAGCCTGCGCCTTTGTAGGAGTAATATCCATGAGTAGAAGCACTTACGCTCCCTACAACAACGGCAGTTTCAGCAACTCGCTGTGGAAGCGCGGAAGGTTCGATTTCGCCCGTCTGCTGCAAGACCCGAATCTCGGGTACTACTACAGCGACGACTTCGTGAACTTCTCGCAACACATCAGCGACCAGTCCGTTCAGCGGTACGACAGCTACATCGACAGTGGCGTGACCATTAAGCAGTTGACGGGCACGGCTGGCCGCGGTGGCGCTATCGAGATTGCCGGGAATGACGCGGACAACGACGAGGGTGTTTTGAGCACTCACGGTCCGGCGTTCATGGTGTCCGATTCGACGAAGAAGGCCCTGGCTTTCGAGGCGATCTGGTCGAAGGCCAGTGTTGCTGACAACGCCCTTGCCAGCTTCATCGGACTGGGATTCGACCACGGCAACAGTGTTCCTGTCGCGAAGACGCTGTGCCTGACTGACGACGACGGCGCGCTCGGCGCGTTCAGCTTCATCGGCTTTCACGTCGATCAGGCGGACGGGGACGCTCTGGACTTCGTTTACAAGGCGGACGGCCAGAGCGCTGTCGTCAAGATTGCCGGCGTCCAGGCGTTGGTGGCCGCAACGACCTACCGGCTCGGATTCCTGTTCGACCCCGACCGCGGTGCCGACAAGCAGATCGCCATTTTCGTCGATGGCGTCGAGCAGAGCACCTATGTCACGGCGGCGAATATCGCGGCCGCGACGTTCCCGGACGATGAGCCGCTGGCAATGGTCTGGGCGGCCAAGGTCGGCACCGGGTCCGCGGAAGTGAAGAGCCAGCTCTACGGCTGGCGTTGTGCCCAGTTGCTTTAGAAGGAGATTTCCATGCAGCCCGTTCGAGAAGACAGTCTCGTTTCGACGAGAGACGAAGAGACGTTCACGATCCTGTGTGACTACCTCGGTGTTGCGCAGTTACCGGACCTTTTCGTCAAGTGCTATCGCCAGATCAAGTACAAGCGTGATCTGCACGCTGGGGCGGGCGGCTGGCGTCCTACTCGGAGCGAAGTCGGGATCATCGCCGACCTGACGGGGGTTCACTCCGGCAAGCCGATGATTCCGGTCGAGGAGTGGGACGACGATCTCAAGTCGGAAGATGCCGATAACTGGCTCGTGCTCGGAGAGAGCGTGGTCGTGACGATCGGCAGGCGGGAAGTGGACGCCAAGTATCTCGGGGAGGTGGACGGCGACAGCAATCGCGTCCGCCTGCGTCTCCAGGACGGAAGCGAGAAGACCACCTGGAAGTCCCGCGTTCGATCGAAGCACGAAATGGCCCCCGCGGCCGGTCCCGATCTGGTACTCGCACGATGAGCGAATCTCGCCTCATTCTCAGCATGGACGACTTGCGGTCGGACTTCGGCTACAGGCTGGGGTACGGCCGCGAGTCGGCCAACTGGGATTTCGATCAGAAGGCCGACGTGGAGTGGACGCTCGGCATAGCCCTGCAATGGGTCTACTGGCCGGATGCGTTCCCGGAGTTCCACTGGACGTTCATGCGTCCGACGGGAACTTTGACCACGGTTGCGAGTCAGTGGCGCTACACGCTGCCTGACGACTACGGGGCGCCTCGCGGCCCGTTCTTGTTCTCGGCTGGTACCGGGTACACGGAGATACCGATCGTCAACGAGGCGATGATCATTCAGTTGCGGGCAACCGTGGACACAACGGGCGTGCCCTGCAAGGCTGCTGTCCGGCCGCTTCCTGAGCAGGGGGCGTCCGGTACTCGGTTTGAGGCGTTGCTGTACCCGACGCCTCAACAGGCATGGCCGCTGACCTACCAGTACGACCTTGTTCCGGACGCTCTGACTCCGGCGAGGCCGTACCCTCTTGGCAGCCCGCAACTGAGCGAGCTTTACCGGATGGCGGGGTATGCGGCGATCGAGGTCAGATTCGAGAGAGTGATCAACGGCCCGGAAATGTCGCTCTTCCAGAGCAAGCTCAATGCGTCGATCCGCAGAGAGGCCGGTAGTAGAGCGCCGGACACATTGTCCCCGACCAGGGGCTTCGCGACGCTGGACGAGTTCTATAAGTACAGTGGTCGCAAGTCCAGATACTTGGGAGTTCAGTAATGGCTGTCACTGGCGCGAGTTCAGGCAATCCGTGCGGCGACTGGTTCTACAAGACGGCGACCGGCACGGTGACGATAACTTTTGCGGCGAAGGACAACGTCAAGACGATCGTTCGCCGGGTTTCATGGTCCATCGGGGCCGCCCCGTCCACCGGGAGTTTGCAGATTTCCGTGGACGGAACGGTCGTTTACTACCGGGACATCATCGGTACTGCGGCCGTGGACGAAGAGCCGGTCGAGTACGATATCGGCGGCGACTTCAATGAAGCGGTCGTCGTTTCCTTGCTGAGCACGGGGACGACGAACAGATTGAATGTTCAGGCGGTCGGCGGCGTGCTGCCGACGTGATCGGAGAATAGCGATGAGTTACAGGCAGCATCAGGCGGACGCTGGCGGCGACATTGACACGCTGGTCGGCCCGCAGATTCGAGACCGCAATCACCTTGGCTACGCCATGCACGTCGATGCGTTCACCGCCCCGACGGATGAAGAGGCTGGCTACGCGCCGGGTTGTACCTGGCGCGACACGAGCGGCGGCAACGTCTACGAGAACCGTGGCAGTGCGACCTCGTCGTCGTGGAACGGAAACGTAACCGCGACCGGTGGCACACAGGCTTCTGGCGGACCAATTGACGTTGGCCTCGGCACGCTCGGTGTCAACCCGGCAGAGGCCACCAACCTCCAGTTGATCCCGGACACTGACGACACCGGGTTCGTCTCGATCGGCAATGGCACCAAGGACTGGGACTTCGATGTGTTCCTCGGTGACGCGGCCGATTACGTCGAGTTCAATGTTGGCCAGAAAGCCCTCAAGTTCGCCGGTGCGACCAAGATCAACCACCGGCAAGGCAATCCGGTTGCCGAGACGACGGCAGCCACGTTGGCGATCGCGGACCTGCTGGCGGGCCTGATCACAGTCACGCACGCTGAGGGCAACAATCAGAACTACACGCTCGACACGGGCACACTCTGTGACGCGGCGGCCAACCTGTCGAACAACGAGGGATTCTACTGGAGCCTGCTCAATCTGAGCGGCACTCCGGCCACGAATACGGCGACGGTGGTTGCCGCCACTGGCCACACCGTGGTCGGACATATGGTGGTTGGCGACCAGACGCCGGTCGGTCGATTCTTCACCCGCAAGACGGCTACGAACACGTTCATCACCTACCGGGTGGCGTAAGGAATGGCTGGATGGCGAGTGGCAACGTCAACGTGGTGTTCCCCCGCGGCGGAACCGACCGCCGGGCCGCTTTCCAGCAGGAAGCTCCGTACACCACGCGCGACAGTGTCAACGTCCGTCCGCTTGCGGACGGGGTAGAGAGGGGCGGCACCAGACCCGGCCTTACTCGGGCCTTTCCAGGACTCGTGACCCACGGCGGAGAGCCGCCCCCTCCACCCCCGCCGCCGCCGCCAGATCCCGAGCCGGACATCACGCCACCGCCGGTTCGGTTTGCACCGTCGGTGGCCCCCCCCATAGGTAGCGGTCCGACGGTATTTCAAACTCCGTCGTACTACATCGTCGGCAACCCGGCGAGCGGGCCGGGGTTCATCCCGATCGGCGCAGAGGGCGACCCGGTTGGCCCGACAGTGTTTGTCCCGTTCCGCGAGATCAGCGGGGCCGGTCCGCTCCAGACGCTGTTCGAGGATCAATTCGGATATGCTGACGGCTATCTGGACGACGTGTCCCCGCAGTGGTCTGCCATTCCGCCGAACGGGGTCTACGTCAGAGGCAGGGAGATCGCTCTTGTACCACCCGATCCCGACAAGGTCCGTGATTACCACAACGCCTTTGGACCGGCGTTTGGAGAAGACAACAATACGAAATACACCGTCAGGCTGACGATCCAGAGAAATAGGATATTCGATCCTGGCTCGTGGGCGCAGTACAACCTGTACCTGCTGTCTCAACTGCACAACCCACTTCGGAACGGGGTGTTCGGGTCAGTTCAGATTTATGGCGATGGCGGCGTCTTTCTTCAAGGGATCACCTTTATCGACGGCGCTCCGAGATCGACAGAAAACGGGGAAACGCAGTACATCCCAGGCGAACAGGCTGTCCTTACGGGCAAATCCAATGATGTTGCCACCTTGACCTATGGCGACCTGACGATTGAATGGGGGTGTCCGAAAACGGGCTACACCCGCCACGGGTTTGGGCTATCCGCCAGCGAAAATGACAACATTGTCGATGCTGACGACTACCAGTTTCAGTTCACTCGCGAGGTGAATGAACGTAACCGCAGCCGCTTGTTCTTCGGCGGACCGTCGAGCTACTTCATCGAACAGGAAGAGGATGAGCGCGGCTTCGCGACGATCGAAGGCGAGTGGCCGGGCCTGACGGACAACGTCGCACCAACGTCCGGCGTGGATTACAGCCGCAAGGTGTATGTCGTCAATGGTGGTGAAAAGGTCGGCGTGTTCGACCCAGAGGGCGGCACGCTCGAATCGCTTGAGCCGACCACCGAAATCGGCATCCCGACCAAATGCCGGTCGGTGACGATCTTCCACGACCGGCTGGCGTTGGCTGTGGACCCGGACAATCCGCAGGAGGCGTACTTTTCTCGCGTCGGCGACCCGGGAGACTTCGACACCAGCCGGACGGACAGCAGGAGTGCTACCAGCTTGACCGCAAGCGGCGCTGGGCGGATCGGGCAGCCGATCATCGACCAGATTCCGTTTCTGGACGACTACTTGATCTACGCCTGCTCGGGGTCCATGTGGAACCTGACGGGCGATCCGAACTACGGCGGGCAGTTGCTCAACATCAGCGACGGCATCGGGTTGATCGCGCAACATGGATGGTGCCGAACCCCGGAGGGGACGATCGTTTTCCTGTCCCGGTCCGGGCTGTTCGTCATCAGCGACACCAGCAGGTTCGCTGAGCCGTTCAGCGAAAGAGTCATGCCGCTGGAGTTCAAGCGGCTGGTGGCATCGGATTGGAACATCCGGCTCGTGTACGACCACGACCACTTCGGCGTCCATATCTTTGCGCACCGCCACGACTTAGCGGCGAAATCGCACTGGTGGGTTGACTGGCAGACGAAGGGTTTCAACGAGGTCGAGTTTCCCGACTTGTTGATGAACCCGGCCGGGGCCGTATGGTACGACAGTGACCTGACGACGAAGCGTGGGGTCGTTCTTGGCTGCCTTGACGGGTACTTGCGTTCGTTCCGGTCGCGCACCGGACACGACGACAACCTTCCTTTCGACAGCCGTGTTGTGATTGGTCCGATTCGCATGGGCGCCGGCGACGGGTCAACCCGGCTCGACCACATGGTGGCCGTGCTCGGTCTGGACAGCGGTGACGTGTCCTGGGAGCTGCGCGTCGGAAAGAGCGAAGAAGAGGCGTTTGCCCGTCCGGCGGTCACAAAGTCGGGGACGTGGCGAGCCGGACGGAATCTGACGAACCGGCCGTGGGTGCGAGGCAACTCCTTCTACCTCGTCATCCGCGGTTCCGGTTCGCACTGGTCGATGGAGCGTATCGAGATGCGATTGCAGGACAGCGGCATCGTGGTGAGGTCGAAGTGAGGCCAGTCCGTGCCAACGTGAGGACATTCGATGAGACGCGGCGTGAGCTTGCGAAGCTGACTGCTGCCGTCGGGGCTGCGCCGCCGGCCGCGCTCCAGTGGAACTACCGAGTCTGGTCGGAGAGCTTCATCTTTGCCAACATCGGAGACGCGATCCTTATGCGGCGCAGCGGGGAGGGCGCAAGGCAGTGCCAGCTTCCGACGATCACGGCCGAAATGAAAAACGGGATGGTCCTCGTTTCGCCCGTGTTCGCGCCGACCCGATTCGAGTGCCAGATCGTCGCACAAGGCCAGAACCGGATAGCCGACCAGGACCATATCGAAGTGCGGCGCGGCCCCGCCCTGATCTTGTGTGACGGGGTCAACGACTGGCTTATGATGAGCGGATACGACTGGGATATTAACCCGTAGGGGATTGCAATGCCGTACGAAATGCCAAACCTGCTGAGTCCGACCGGCATCATTGAAATGTTGCTGCGGTTCGGGAGTCTGGGCGAACAGCAGAAAGGATTCGACGAAGCGAAGGATGCCAACCTTCGCAACTTCGGCGAGTCGCTACTGGAACTGAGGCAAAACGAGGAGGACGTGGGGGGCATTATCGATTCCGGGCAGGCAGAAGAGCGCGGGCTTATGGGAGGCGCTCTGGGCAATTTCACGTCCGGCAACGAACAGGCGCTCGGCAAGCTCACCGGCCTCCTCCAGGGCGGAAAGTGGGATGCGTGGCAAGAGGCGGCACGGTCACTGGACCAGTACGGAGCGGGTTCTGACGCCATCATGGGCGGCTATTCCGATCTGGCCGGTTCTCTGCCGGGCCAGTACGGGAGTCGGGCGGAAGACATCTTCGGCCGTGCTGAGTCCGGCTACGGCGATATCGTCGGCGGGTTCTCTGGCCGCGAATCTGACCTGCTCGGCATGTTGGAGGGCGCTGGCGACCAGGCCCGTAAGGACATTGACCAGGACTTTGCTGAGTCTGAATCGTCTCGGATGCAGGACTTGGCCCGCCGCGGCCTGACCGGCTCGACGGTTTCCAGTTCGATTGCGGCCGGTACGGAGCGAGACAAGCAGGACGCGATCGGGAGGCTGAACGAGGCCCTTCGTGGCGAACGGGTCGGACTGGCCGAACGGACGTCGGCCGACACGCTGGGGGCGAAAGGGTCTGCGTTGGCGAACATGCTCAACCTGCGGACCGGGCTGACAGGCGATACACTGGGCGCGACCGAGCGGACGGCGATGAATAAGCTGCTGGCCGAGACGGGCTTTCTTGGGGGCGAAACCGATCTCAGGCAGTCCGGCATGGATCGCTTCTTCAACTGGGCCGGCACAGAGGCGTCAGCCGTACCGGGGGCGATGTTCTCGAATGCGGCGAGTGAGTATGGCGGGATGGGCGACCTGATGAACATGCTCCGTTCCCAGCGTGGCGAGAAGGTCGGCAGCATGTTCGACACGACCAATGCGATCGTGAACCTGCGCGGGATGCGCGAGGACATGTATCCGCAGCAGGGTCCGATGGGGGCCGGTGCGGACTTCTTCAGCAGGTGGAACCAGCCACGGTATGAAGAGCCGAAGACCGATTGGTGGTCGCCGTTGGTTGGTGGCGCCACATCACTCGGCGGTAGTATGTTCATGGGCGCTGGTGCCGCCGGCGGATTTGGGAACCTGTTCAAATGAGCTACGTCATCCGCTACGACAGACCGAGCCTGATCGACATGATTGCGCGCACAGGCGCCGACTGGTCGGACAAGCAGGCGTTCGTCAACGAGGCGAACGCTCGTGAGTCGGCTCAGCGCAAGCAGCAGTCGATGTCGAACATCATGTCCGGGGTCGAGAACCTTGGTCAGGGAATCATCCAGGGCCAGGTTTATCGCGTCCAGCGAGAACAAGGCCAGCGACAGCAGTTCATGCAGCAGGTGCAGGCCCGCAACAAGGAGATCGTCGGGCAACTCAAGAACTACCCGCCAGACATCCAGGCGCAGATAAACGGAGAGCTTCGGGCCGTCGGCAAGTTAATGTTCGATCCTGACTTCGATGTTAACGAGGCCATGCGTGGCACCGAAGGCGTTTACAGCCGCATCGAAAGCACGCTGCAATCATACGAGCCCCCTCAGCCGCCGAAGACTTGGGACGAGTACAAGGAAGCGGGCATTGTTATCGAGCGTCCCGATGGCGGATTTATGTACGAAGATGGCAAGGGTTCGAGGAAATATATCGACCCGCCGAAGACGGACCAGCCCGACATCCGCGAGGAGTACAAGCAGACGTACGGGCGATACCCGTCGCCGGTCGAGGAGGCCCGTTACAAGCAGAAGCGTGCATACCTCGACCAGGTGGGCTTGCAGGAGATCGACGCGCTGGTGTCCGGCAAGGGTAGCCCGCTCAACCCGATGGGCATCCCCAGTCCGCAGGCGATGCAGTTGATCCAGGAAGAGCAGGCCCGGCAGGCTCCGCAGCAGCAGCAGGCGATGCAGCCGCGCCCGGTTGTGATCGGCGATCAGGTTGTCGGGTGGGAGCATCCGCAGTCGGACGGCTCGATCCATCGTGACGACGGCGAGTCGCTGTGGAGTGAGCGCCTTGACGAGAACGGTAAGGTCCAGCGTTCTTTGGTTGCAAAAGAGTCGCCGATGAAGCTGAAGCGCCTTGAGGCCGACCGACAGCGAGAGGCGGCAGAGAGTGCGGCTGAACAGCAGCGCAAGGCAGCGGAGAAGATCGAAGATGAAATCAGGAAGTTGCGCAGTGACACCGTGTCCGACTACCTGAGAAGCAAGCTCGAATGGTATTCGACTCCACAGATCGGTGAGGACGGAAAACCCGGTCCAGTCAAGGAGCCGACGCCAGAGGTGTGGGCACAGTATTACCGTGAGGCACAGGACGCCGCCGATCAGGGTGAAGAGCGGTACCGTGCCGCCATTCGCGCTCGCGAGCAGCTTGAGCGTGACGCGATGGGCGCCACGCCTCCGCCAGCCCCCGCCGCCCCGCCCGCGACGCGAGAGCAGGCGGACGCCGAGCTTCAAGCGATCAAGCAAGCCGTGACGGCTCGCGGCGGTCGGCCGACGGCTGAGGAACAGGCCCGCATCGCCGAACTGCTGAGGATCGTCCGTGGCGGATAAGTATTCCGAGTTCGACGCTCTGCTGACGGTCGAGCCTGCGCCGCCGGACCCGTACGCCGAGTTCGACGCGATGCTGGCTGTGGCCCCTGTAGCCCCTCAGCAGCAGTGGGGGCCGAGCGATCCGTACCGCATCGACTTCAACGAGATCAGCGGGGCGCCCGCGACTGTGCCGACCGCCGGGGACAAGGCGCGACAGGCCACGCTTATGGGCGGGATGGGGTTTGCCGAGGGGGTTGCCGGCGCTCTGACGGGGGTTCAGGAACTCCCCCAGACGATCATTCAAGGGATGACGGCCGGCAGTCCGAACGCCGTCCAGCGGCTTGTCGGCCGCAAGGCGAACGAGATTCTGGACGCATTCTGGGCGACGAAACCCGGACTCAGCCCATCCGAAGCGGCCGCTGGCATCAACTCCCTCAAGGACGAACTGGTCAAGCAGAATGGCGACCCGGCTCTGGCTGATTCCTTCCTGTGGAGCAAGCTGCCCCGCGGGGCCGGCAACCTGCTTTGGTATCTGACCGGCGGGGCTGTCGGCACGGTGGCGACGGGCGGGGCGAGCGCTGCAGCGACCGTGGCGACCGCCATCCCGTCTCAGGTCGGGGCGATGATCCAAGAGGCGATCGACGCCGGCAAGACGAAAGAGGAGGCCAGGGCGTACGCGGCTGTCGGTATCCCGCTTGGCGCGTCCGAACTGGTTGGCATTCCGGGCAAGTTCTTCCGCATCTTGGGCAAGGCGCCGTCGTCGCTCGCGAAGGCGTTCCGGGTCGTTGTGGAGGGCGGGGTTGAGAATGCGATCCAGGAAGTTGGGCAGACCGTCACCGAGAACGTCGCTGCTCGCGTCTACATTGAACGAAACCGGGACATCTTTGAAGGGGTTGGCGACGCCGCGGGGATGGGCGGTACTCTGGGCATTCTCGCCAGCGCCGCCGCGGCCGCGCTCGGGATGCGTCATCGTCGGATCATCCAGAAAGCTGCCGAGACGGGTCAGGTCAGCCGCGACGCTTTCCGCGAGGCGATGGGCATCCCGTCGTCTGAGGCCGTGCCGGCGAACGATGAGCGGGTGGAGATTCTGCGGGAGAAGCTGAGGCAGGAGGAGGCGGCGCCGCCCGTTGAGGCGCAGCAACCGCCACCAAGTGAGACACAACAGCCGTCTACCTCAACAGGTGAGACGTTACAGCCGGGCGAGACGATCGAGGCGTTGGGCCGCGGCTACGGGGCGGGAACCGACGTTTACGACCGGGTCAACGCCGCCGAGCGCGCCCGGGCCGCTGGGCAGGCCCCTGCGGCCGCCCAGGAGCCGCGATCGGAGCCGGGCGGGGCAGTTCCACCCCCCGCGGCCGAAGTCGCGCCAGAGGCCGCTGAAACGGCCGTGCCGCCCACGCCGGAAGTTGAGCAAGCCAAGCAGGAGTTCCCGGACGCCCCGGAACTGATCGTCCCGAAACCGCCACCGCCGAAGACGCCGGAGCCGGGGACGGCGGAGTACGACCCGGCCGGCCGGACCGCTGCCATGCACGCGGCCACCGAAGCCGCTCGCGAACGGCTCCAAATGCCGCCCCGGTCGAAGTTCAAGATCACGATGCAGCAGGGCGTGGACGAGGCGGTCCGGCGCTACGCCGAAGACCCGGACATCCAGGACAAGCTCATCGCGGAACTGAAAACGACCCCCCGCCCGCTCCGGGATTGGGAGTTCTACCTGCTGGTTCAGCGCAAAGTCGTGCTGGACTCTCAGTACAACACCACACTGGAGGGGCTGGAGAAGGCAGAGGAGGCGGGCGATACCACGACCGTCGCCATGCTGGAGGCTCGCGAGACAGCCCAGCTTGAGCAACTGGAACAGCTTTTTGAGGCTGCTGAACAGTCAGGCACACTCCAGTCGGCTGACTTTCGTGCTCGGCAGGCGTTTCTCGACGCCGAGTTCGACCTTGCCCGCATAATGCGGCAGGCGCGGAAGAAGAAGGGGTCGCCGCTGACCCCGGAGGATCGCCAAGAGGTTGCCAACCTTCAGCGTGAACTGAAGACCCGCAACGACGAGATTGAGCGGCTTCGGGCGGCCGGCAGCGAAGAGGCGATCAAGAAGCGAATCGACGAAGCGATTAAGCAGTGGTCGGCTGAGCACAAGCCGAAAGTCGGGACGAAGAGGCGGACGGCAGCCCAGAAGGGTATTGACGCGGCATGGAAGGACTTCGAGGCGAAGACGAAGGGCAAGCTGTTCAGCACGCCGCTGGATCCCGAGATTGTCGGCTCGGCCGTCAATCTGGCCAAGGCGTACGCCAAGCTCGGAATCGCCACCGTTCAGGACTTCATGGATGCCGTTGGCCAGCGACTCGGAAAGGATAAGGTCGAGGCTCAGCGCCCGCTATTCGAGCAGGCGTGGCAGCAGGCTCAGACAGAGCGCAAGCCGCAGGTGGGGGCACTGGCCGACAAGGCGGCCGCCTCCAGCGTCGCCAACAAGCTCGCACGCTTCTACGTTGAGAGCGGAGTGACCGATCGCGAAGCGGTTGTGGACGCTGTTCACGCCGACCTCATGGCCGCGATGCCGGAGTGGACCCGTCGCGACACGATGGACGCCATCAGCGGGTACGGCCAGTCATCGCCGCTCAAGAAAGACACCGTCAGTGTCATCCTTCGCGACATCCGTGGTCAGCTTCAGCAGATCGCGAAACTGAAGGATATCGAGGCCGGCGTCCCGCTCCTCAAGACCGGCCCCGAGCGGCGCACGCCGTCCGCCGAAGAACGCGGCCTCATCAAGCAGGTGGAAGAGGCCAAGCGACGTAAGGGCGTCGCCGCCGGATCGCAGTTGAAGTCGGCACTGGACGGGATCAAGACTCGGCTTCGCAACGAAATCGAGGACATGGACCGCCAGATTGCCGCGAAGGAAAAGACGGTCAAGAACCGGACGCGGGTCAAGTACGATGCCGAGGCGGACGCTCTTCGCGCGAAGCGGGACGCCAAGCGGGAAATCTACGACGCGATGTTCGGGATCGAGTCCGAGAAGCGTCGTTGGGCCGACGAGCGAGAGGCGGCGAGCCTGCGTGAGCGAATCGGCGCTGCAAAGAAACACCTCCAAGATGGAACACTTCCTGCTGGCAGGCCGCAACGCACGATCGGCCCCCCGGAGAACCAGGCGCTTCGCAGTGAGCTTGCCGACCTGAACAAGGCGATACAACAGTCCGATCCGGCAGTCCGAAAGCGGTTAGAGCCGCGGGTTGACGCACTCAAGAAAAAGCTGGCAGACGAAGACTTCTCGACACGGGCAAGACCTGCGAAGCCTGAGCCGAGTGCTGCTGTCAAACCGATACTGGAAGAGATTGCGGCATTGCAGCAGGCGATTCGTGACGGCAGGAATCTCCAATCGGCCTACGATCGGGCGGACGCTCTGCTGACTCACCTGCACAACGAAACTCTGCCAGCGAAGAAGGCGGGCCGTGTTGTCAGCCCGGAATTGAAAGCCGCTCGCGATCTGGTAGCTGGCATCCGCGACCAGCTTGCCCAGAGCGATCCGGCACAGCGAGAGCGAATGCAGTCGCAGCTTGAAAAACTGCGAGAACGGGTCGCCAAGCAGGACTTTGCGCCGAAGCCGAAGAAGGAGCGGCGTGCGCCGACGTTCCCGGAAGCGGCCGCCATGCTGGACGAGATTGAAGCTCTTCGTGCGACGATCCGTGGCGAGCAACAGAAGGCCATCATCGCCAAGCGGCTGACCGATCTTGCCGAAGAGTACGACCGCCGCGCCAAGGCGAACGACTTCAAGCCTCGCGAACGCAAGCCGCCGAAGACCAGCCCGGAGATTGCAGCGGCACGAGTGAAGCTCGACGACTCGAAGAAGAACTTGGCGGACAAGATGCGCCAGTTCGAGAAGGAAAACCGTTCACTGATCCACAAGATCGTCGATGGCGCTTCCGAAGTGAACGCTGTCACGCGATTCACGAAAGCAGGTCTGGAGTTCTCGGTCGTGTTCCGCCAGTGCCTCATCGAAAGCGTGAGGAAGCCGGGGCGAACACTGTCGAAGGACATCCCGAGAATGCTTCACGCCTGGAGCAGCAAAGCGGCCGCCGCAGACGCGATGGAGCAACTGGAGAACTTCCCGAACTGGAAGAGTGGCCTGTATGCCCAGATGAAGCTGCCGTGGCTTGATCCGAACGGCACACTATCCAAGCGGCAAGAGGATTATAGGTCGGAACTGTTCGCCGGCATTCCAGTCTTGAACAGGTTCGGGCCGGCGGTGTCGGTGTTTATGAACTACTCTATGGCCTATGCTGCCGACAACATGGCAGCACGGTCAGCAGACACCGACGGGACACTCAGTAAAGAGGGTGCGATCGAAATCGGCAAGGTGGCGGGCATCTTCTCCGGGCAGGGGGACTTCGGAAAGTATCCGCAGGCGCGGACCGCGTTGAACAACATCCTCTTCTCGTCTTCGTACAGGTTGTCGCGTATCCAGACGATGACGCTCAGGCCATTGCGAGGCCGTTATCGAAGGGACGCGAAGCTGACGCCGGAGGAAGGCAAGAGGATTCAACGGGCGGCCGCCAGAGTGTATGCACGAACGGCATTCAACCTGGCGTTGATGACGGCTGGAATGGCTGTCTGGCTAAACTCAGACGATGACGAGGAAACCGAAGTCGTGCTGTGGCCGCCCACCCATAGCGGCTTCCTCAAGTGGAAGTTCGGCAATCAGCGATTGGATCCGTGGGCGGGTTTTCAGCAGCTTGTTGTTCTCGGTGCGAGGGCGGCCAGCGGCACAGTTTCCAGACTGAGCGGCGAGTCTGTTTCGACAAGGGGAGCGGGGCGACCCTACGGTGGCGACAAGTCCAGCGACATTGTGTGGAAGTACGCCAAGAGCGGATTCGCTCCGTGGTTGAGCGGGACATTCAACATCCTGGACGGCGAAAGCTACGACAAGAGGGGGGACGAATGGACCTTGGCAGGCGAACTTATAGACCTCGTGAAACCGATCTACTGGCAATCGGTTGTTGAGGCGCTCAGGGATGATGGGGTCGATTCGGAGTGGATCGACTACATCGGGACGGCTATCCGGAGCGGCCTGTCGGCGTTCGGCCCCGGACTCGACACGTACGAAGACAAGCCCAAGCCGGTCAAGTACCGGCGATGACTGTTTCCATCGGCTGACCGCGATGGAATGATGTCGGCGGGGGGGCGTTCCCCCCGCTTTTTTCATGCGCCGGCACTTACCCCACCCCGCCGCAAACCCTTGCCCCACCCCGGCTTACGGAAAATCCGCGCCGCGTCGAAAAAAAGACAGTTGACACAAATGTGTCAGTTCGTTAACGTGTGGTCATGTCGAAGGCGAAGCGTAAGCCGCGGCCGAGTCACACGACGATTCGCGTCCGCGTGGAGGATGCCGACCTGCTGCGGCGACACCGCAGGGGAACCGGCCAGACGATATGCTCGGCTGTTGCCGATGCGTTGCGGAAGTTTTTCGGGAAGGCGAAGGCGAAATGAACGACGACTCTCGCGGCTTCGTCTGCGTGCTCGCCGTGGTCGTAGTGTTCGTCGGGATCGTGCTGCTTGGCCTGTGGGCTGCGGTGCGGTGGATGGGAGGCTGACATGGACATGTTCCCAGAGGACAAGGCTGATCTCCTGTGTATGGCTATGGTGCTGGCGTTTTTCTTCCTGTTTGGGCTGGCAGTAATACTGTTCGGAGGCTGATATGGACTGGGGATGGGAAGAGGTGCTTGTTTTCACAGCCGTTTCGCTGGTCCTGCTCTTTGCCGCCTCCATCGTGCTCGGCTCGTGTTCGTGCTCGGTGTGGCTGGCGAGACAGGCGATAGGAGGCTGACATGACGCTTGAAGAGAGACGTGCGGCGATAGTGGAGTCGGAGCGGCTGGCGGTGCTTGGGACGGTGGCGGTCGGGAATATCGAGATAGACACAGCGAGGGCGGCCGGCAGTATCCGCTACGTAGTCGTTCGCAACACTCACAACGGCAGCGAGGTGTCGGTCACAGACGATGACCTGCCAGCCCTGCGTGACGCCCTGATCGAGTTGTGCCCGCTGGGCGTGCCGGTAAAGACGGACATCCTGTGTCGGATGATCGACCTCGTTGAATCTATGGCGTTAGACGGGCTTGGACTTGACCTGCCTGAGTTTATTGACGAGGCCCGTGCCATCAAGGCCGAACTGGAGAAGAGCGATGCCTAACTACAAATGCGTGTGCGGCGAGCCTGTGCCGCTGACCGACGACCTCATTTACCTGTGCTCGTACTGCGGCCGTTCGTTCCACCAGTCGAACCGGGAGCGAGACTACCGTCGCTGGATAACGGCGATGTCGATGGCGAACGGGATTCTGGCTGGCGCGTATCAAGACATTGGAAGCATTGGTGCGTTGACCGGCGAATGCGTGCGGATGGCCGACTCCCTGCTGGCCCGGCTGGAGGATCGCGATGCCTGAGCCGTTTGACCGGCCGTGGTCACAGGCGGTGCGGGACTTCCCGCCGCAACGGGGCGAGTCGCCTTTCGAGTGGGCACGTCGCATCTACGGCGAGAGCGACTGCGGCATGATCGGGTTTTGCGCCGCGACGGCGCTGATGATCGAGCGGGAGAAACGCGATGCAGCGACCTGACGAGATTCCCGAGCCGCCGCTGGCTCCGCCCGAGCGTGAGCCGTGGACGGGCTGGATACAGGTCGTGGCGACTGTTGTCCTCTCGGTCGAGGTTCCGCGCGACGCGAGCTTGGTCGACGCGGAGCACGCCCTGGAATGGGCAAAGCGTGAGGTTGAGAATGACACGTCGATGCTGCTGGACGGCTCGTACAGCGGCATGACGGCGGAAGTTGAGTAATAGGAGTATGCGAAATGGAGTCAGCTATGAACTATGTGATCGTCCGTACGTATTCTGCCGGCGTGTTTGCCGGGTACATCAAGTCGCGCGAGGGGAAGGAGGTTGTACTGACCAACGCCCGGCGACTATGGTACTGGGCAGGCGCCGCGTCGCTGTCTCAACTTGCCCAAAGCGGCACATCCAAGCCGACAGAGTGCAGGTTTCCAGAGAGCGTGGACGAGGTCACTCTCACGGAAGCGATCGAGATTCTGTCCGTGACGGATGCCGCCAAGGCATCTATCGCAGGAGTGCCAGTATGGAAAGCGTGATCGGCTACGGCAACGGCAGCGGCAGCGGCTACGGCAACGGCAGCGGCAGCGGCTACGGCAGCGGCAGCGGCAACGGCAGCGGCGGCGGCTACGGCAGCGGCAGCGGCTACGGCGGCGGCAACGGCAACGGCAGCGGCAGCGGCTACGGCAGCGGCGGCGGCAGCGGCAGCGGCGGCGGCAGCGGCTACGGCAGCGGCTACGGCAACGGCTACGGATGAACCATGCGGGCGCGTCGCCCGCCCCCCGCGGCTACACGATCCGGGCCGCGTGGGCACGAAATGCCCGCAGGAGGACAGCGGCGTCCGCCCCACGATACGGGGCACTGGAGAGGTGACGTAAATGGCAGCCGTCAATGCCCCCTATTGCACTCAGTGGGTGGCAGGTGTTTCGGTAGTAGTGCAGAAACGCCGACACCGTGCAGGTTCGAATCCTGCCCTCTCCGATAGCGGCGGTAGCTCAGAGGCCAGACGTGGGGCTTTGCCCGACGGGGCAAGGTTTGAGCGCCCGGAAGGGAGACGCGGGTTCGATTCCCGCCCGCCGCATGAAAGGAGAATCGCATGAGCGAATTGCAGAATGATCTCAAGCGGCAGTGTGCGGTAATCATCATCAAAGTCAACCAGCTTCTCGACAGCATCGAGAACATGCCGGTTCCCGAGCCGGCGGGCCACGACTGGGCGTGGGCGTGGGCGCAACCGGATGGAGCCAAGGTAAAGAGGCTGTCAACCTACAAAGTCTGGACACGCCAAGGCGGTCTGCTGCGGGACGACTACGGGAGCAGGATGATCGTTCACAGCGACTACCTCGACGCGACCGACTGGGTTCTGGCGGAGTGAAACAGCCGACGCGGCGACGCTGTTCCAGGCAGTATTGCCATCAGACCTGACGGTGGTTCGCGCGAGATCGTCAGGGCGGGGTGAGAATCCCCGGCGTCGGCTTTTTTTGGAGAATGACTATGAATGATCAACTGACCGACATCACGATCGTATTGGACCGCAGCGGCTCGATGGAGTCTATCGCGGATGACACGAAGGGAGGGTTCGACCAGTTCGTCAAAGACCAGCAGGACGCTCCGGGGGCTTGCGTGCTCACGCTGGTCCAGTTCGACACCGAGTATGAGTTCGTCCACACAGCGAAACCGATCGCCGACGTTCCTCCCTTGGAGTTCCATCCGCGCGGCTCAACGGCTCTCTTGGATGCTTTCGGGCGGGCAATCGCGGAGACGGGCGAGCGAATCGAGAAGATGGCGGAATCTGAACGGCCCGGAAAGGTACTGTTCGTCGTGATCACCGATGGCCACGAGAACGCAAGCCGGGAGTTCACAAAATCGGCAATTGCCGAGAAGGTGAAACACCAGTCCGAGAAGTACGGGTGGCAGTTCGTCTTTCTCGGCGCGAACATGGATGCGATTGCCGAGGGGGCCGGTTACGGCGTGGCTCGCGCGACATCGGCCACGTTTGCCCCATCCGGGCAGTGTGTTGCGGCCCTGTATGCTGCCACGTCACGGAATGTCCGGTCGTACCGTTCGTCCGGCAAGTCGGCCGATTTGGAGTACACCGACACGGACCGTGCGAACGTTAGCAAGTGAGCCGGCGTCGGATTTGGCGGCCAGCCGACTTTGACTGTGTCCCCCACGGGGGGCATCCGGAGACTACCGGAGCGGCTGGCCGCCTGTGATCTGTTTTCGTGGAGAGCCGATGATCGGCGACGGAATGGCACGTCGTCCGGGAGGCAACATGTTGGATCCTGCCCCCGATAGAAGGGCCATGCGAGCATCGGAGGCAGGCATACGCGGCGTAGCTCAGAGGTAGAGCGCCGGCCCTTGTGGCCGGAGGTCGATGTATCGAAATCATCCGCCGCGAATGACAGGTGAACCGTGAGTGCCTCTGGCGCCCGTGTGGCCTTCTCAATCGTCGGGCCACTCATCCAAGGGTCTCAGTCGCCCCGCCCCCGGCGACGCCGAACCACGGAGGGGGCTTGGAGCTAGCGATGAAAAACTGCTGCAAGAATAGTACCACGCCGTTCTGCCCAGACTGTGGTGCCAACCTGACTGCTGACCCGCTCAGGTCGCTCCTGGCCCATGTCCGCAAAACAGCCAGAGTGGAAAGGCAGCAGGCCGACTGCGTCCCAAACAGCAGGTCGCGAACGGCGTCAGCAGAGAAGTGGGAGCGCTGGGTGGACGCCTTGGCTGAGGCAATCGAGGTCGTTGGCCATTCTCGCGGGATGTCGCCCGAAACGACGGAGGGAGCTAGCGATGCGAGTGAGTGACGCTGAGATCGACGCATTTGTGGTGGCCGGTCTTGAGCTTGCTGCCGACCTGCGCGACGAGCGGGCGGTGCGGCGGCGGCTCTGGGAGGCGGCCTTGGCGTACGCCCTGGAGCACGGCCCGGACGGGTTCCTCCGCGACAACCTGAACGACGCCCTGTCCGCCGCGAAGGCGCTTGACAGCCCCACCCCGAAAGGAGTTATCACATGAAGAAGAGAATCGGATTGGAAGAGTCAATGATCCTTGCCGTTACTGTCGGCATCCTGCTGACTGGCGTGCTGGTGGCATCCGTCTGCCGTGGCCCGATGGCGTCCAGCGGCCAGCGGAGCGGCACGCTACAGAAGTTCTCCCACAAGGGGGCGATCTTCAAGACGTGGGAGGGCCAGATCGCTACGGGTGAGGGGTTCTCGACGTGGGCGTTCTCGGTGACGGACGAGTCTGTTGCCAAGAGCCTATCCGGGATGGTCGGCGATCGCGTTACGGTGTCTTACGAACAGAAGCGATGGGTTGCGTGGTGGAATGCCAGCACGCCGTATCTGGTGTCCAGCGTTGAGGCGGAGTGACGCCATGAGGGTCGGAGACGAAGAGCTTCGCCACGTTAAGACGGCCGCATATTTGTTGCTCGGGCTGGAAGAGTTGCGCCACCCACGCTACTCGAAGTCGTACCTGCTAGGCAAGATCGAGGCAGTGCTTCTCGATCTTGAAGAAACCCGCGCCACGCTGAGGCGGCTGGTGCGGGCGGTGGACTGGCAAGCTCGCACGCATACTCCGATGACTGCCAAGGAGATCGAGGAGCGGTGCGAAGCGAATGATGAGTACGCAGCCGCCCTCGCGGAAGCGAAGGCCGCGGTGGGAGAGAAGCACTGATTAAATGCGACTACTGTGCTGCTGGCCGAGATCGGCGAGCCGCTGGAGGATGATCATGGCGAATAGCTGCAAGCAGAAGGTGTACAATGCCCGCGTCAGCATGTCCGACTGCGGCCGCAACGGGAAGATGAAGATTTGCGGCAAGTGGTATTGCCAGCGGCACGGTGCCGACCTGGCGCACAAGAAATTGGTCGGCATGATGTCGTTGATCCGCAAGCTGGCGATCGACGGCCAGAATGGCTCAGCAACGCACGCGATGGACGTGCTACGCCGCATCAGGGAGCGTGCCGAGAATATGCTGGCTGCCGTTGGCGAGCCGCTGGAGGAGCCGAAGTGAGGACTGACGTGACAATCGACTGGCCCGAGAGCGTGCCGTGGGCGACGGCGGACATGGCCCACTACCTTGGCGACTTGTGCGACGCAGTCATGCCAAACAACCACTTGCGTGAGGCATTGTACCAGCTTGCATTGTCCTACCTCAGCAGAACACGCACACCATGTGCTGATCAAACAAGGGCCGACGCCTTCAACTGGGCGTGCGAGCAGCTTGGATATACGGAGGATTATTATGGGAACTAACTACTACTGGCATCCGAAACCGCCATGTGCTGCCTGCGGGCGTGAGTTCGATCCGAAGCATATCGGGAAATCGCCTGCCGGCTGGACCTTCGCCCTGCATGTCGATGACGAGGTGAAGTCGCTCGACGACTGGCGTGAACTGTGGGCTATCGACGGATCGATAATCAAGGACGAGTACGGCGACACCGTTTCGATCGAAGACATGCTCAAGGTGATTCTCGATCGGTCATGGGGTCGCGACGAGAAAATTACTCCGATGGGATATTCGTCATGGGACGAGTTCCACCGGATCAACGACTCATACCGCGGCCTGAATGGCCTGTTGCGACGCCGGCGGGCCGTGGTCCCGGACCCTGATGCTATGTACGAACTTGTGACTGGGGAGTTTTCGTAATGGTGTGGGTGATTGAGGGGCGATGGACGGGGCCGCACAGTCCTGCTGGTCAGTGGACAGCGTTTCAGCATCGCGAATACACGACCAGCAGGAAGTTCGCTGAGAAGGTGGAAGCGCTGGGGAGCATTCGGTTCACGGACGGCACTTCGCTGGTCCTGTCTGTCAGACAGAAGACTGAGAGGTC